AGGACGAAGATGAGGACGAAGATGAGGACGAAGATGAGGACGAAGATGAGGACGAAGATGAGGACGAAGATGAGGACGAAGATGAGGACGAAGATGAGGACGAAGATGAGGACGAAGATGAGGATGAGAAGCCCAAGGGAAAAAAGGACAAGGGGGGCAAAAAGAAGAAATAACTCATCACATCACCTGGAAAAGAGGAGCCGGACTAATAATCCGGCTTCTTTAATTTAAAAAATTCCTCCAAATGGATCAGAGAGCTATAAATACCATAAATGCAATGCTGGAGGCGGAATCAGATATAACTATGGCCTCAATACTTTACATTCAGCATCAATGCGAATTACCCGAAAAGTATAGGGTTGAAAAAACCCCGCAGGATGAGCTTGAAATGAATCTTTCAAACTTAAGACTCCATCACCATGAACTATCCACAGCCCACTCCCAATTCAAAGATGCCCGGGAACTTCTCCTTTCAAACCACGGGAATAACCAATAGGTTTTTTATGACCTTATATGCTAATGCATTTCCCAAAAGAACCTTTATACACGAAACCCACAATTATGGCCCCTACACGGAATCTTTTACTAGATATGATTCCGTATTCCGGGTTATCTCTCATCTCTTTAATGTCCGTATTCTTAGAAAGACGGAGTCTACAGTAATTTTCGTGGGAAGAAAAGAGATATTGCAATATCTTCCTGATCTAATCACTACAATGATCCGGGAAGTGGAAATGAAAGTTACCTTTGAGAGAGATCAGCAATCCTATCGTAGAACCATAAAATGCCATTTATCCGAGCATATAAATTCCTTTAGGTCTATGTTGATAGAAAAATTAATATCTGAGCTTTTAGGAATTGCCAAATTAAAGAAGGAATATTACCTGGATAAGTATGCAAGGATAAGGGCAGTAAGAGATAATGAATTACTTGATCAGGCTTTCTTTCCGGAATATCTGAGAGAACACCGATTACATCATTTTAAAAAATATAAATGGCACATAGATTAGAAATACCCAGATTAGCAATCCTCATAGAAGACCTCCGCAAGATGGAGGAACAATTTGAGTTGGAATCCCAAAAGGTACGTAATCCCAGACTTAGTGGCAAATGTGCCGGGATAGAAACCAGAATAAGACAGATAAAATCCCGAATCGATCAATTGGGAAGGAAAGGGGAATTAAAGGTTTCTATTGTGAAGAAGAAAAGATGGCATAAACCTAGATATGATGCCCAAATACAAGAAAATGGGGAGACTTCATCTCTAATCATTGCGGGGGGTTTTTGGGAAGAATTCACAGAAATCATGTTCTGGCATGACTTGGATGATGGTTCAATTTCCCAGTTAATTAATAACGGAGTGAAGGATAATGAAAAACTATTAGAAAAAACCATCCTACCAATGCCATTAGGCCAGAAATTTAATGACCCAAATAATTTATTCATTTCCTGGTTGAAAGGATGATATATTTGATCATTCAAAAAAATTAAAACATGAAACAAGAAAATTTTGATCGAGCAACCGAAATTCAAGACCTGATTTTTGGTTTACGGACCCACCTCAATCATCTTAATATGGGATTCCAGTATGGGTACATGCTTCCGGAAAAACCCAGGAAACAATATGAGGACGAAGATGGGGATGAGGAAGAAGAGCCCGTTAAAGGGAAGGGTAAACCTTCTTATATGAAATCCACACCTAAACCAGCTCCCATTTACATGAAGAGCAGCCTGTATTTTGCGGTAAAACATGGGGAGAAGATCGTAGTATATGATGAATTCTTGCCTGAAGGAGACCGACAAGCATTCATGGAGATGTATCATATGAAGGTAATGCGCAAGATTGCTCAACTAGAGCAGGAATTTGCACAGCTCTAAGAAATATTTTTCTCTAGTCCCAAAAAATTACTCGACTATAAAAAGCGCCGGACTCTTTTCTTTCAAATACGGTTTTATTTTTTAACCACTTAATCATTTCAAATGAAGTTCAAAAATTATGATGAAGCCAAGGAGGCAAAAAAATCTGCTCAGGAAGAAAGGGCAGTATCAGTAGACGAGTTCAAGAAGTTTTGCAAGGCAAACAAGATCGATAAGGAAAACCCCCCGACCGATCCCAAAATCCTCAAAACCTACACCAAGCTTAAGGAGATCAAGGAGAAAAAGAAAGCTGCAGTGGAAGAGATCGAGACCTGGATGAAAGAAAACAAACCCAAAAAGGAAAAGAAGGACAGGGTTACCAAGTACGAGTATCCGGCCGATTGCACTACTCCGGCTGACAAGAAGAAATTCCGGGCCTCCAAGAGGGCTGAAGCCAAGAGAGCCGAAAAGGAAAAGAACGGCGGTGGCAAAAAGAAGGAAAAGGCCGAAAAGACGGAGAAATCCGAAAAGTCTGTAAAAAAGGACAAAGACGGCAACAAGGCCAAAAAGAAGGACAAGGGCGAAAAAAAGGACAAATCCGACAAAACGGAGAAGTCGGAGGACTAGGATGGTTCCGGTCCTGGGATAAGGTAATAAAAAGCCTTAGGCTCCATTAATAAACCCATCGGACTATTATCTGATGGGTTTATTCATTTAAAAGATTGTTTATGACCGATAAAGAAAATCTTATCAAGTTAAAAGAAAGGCTTAAGGTTCTATCTATAGCCCATGATATATTGATTGAATTGATAGACCACCTTGAAGCTGGCGGGAATCCCAATGATTGGTTACTTAAAAAGGTTAATCAACTTAAGGAGGAAAGGCAGAATGTGGAAGCTAATTTAACCATATTACAAATCCAAATGAAGAAGAAATGACTGTACATGAAAAGATAATTAGAGCTCTGGAAAGGGTTCCAACAATGGAAAAGGCCATCGAGTATCTGCGTACCTATAATTTTAGGTTCTTTGAGGGCTCTTTGTTATTTGCCCCCGAAATGGAAATAGAGTGCAAATACTCCTGGATGCTTCGGAAAACCGGAAAGAAGTGGGATAAAACCCTTATGGTGGGAATTAAACTTTGGGGTAAGCGTACCCGGAAGATAATCATAATTCTTCACGGGAGCCAGAAGATGGGGAGTGTTAGGGTCGTCCAAAAATATAAAGTTATCAAGAAGGACTGGAAAGAGACCCATGATATAAACTTCAAAAGAAGCGTGGTAACTGTGGTATTCCCCAACTATCTGGATTATGATGAGAGGCGAAAGTGGAGAACCGAGCACCAGAAGCAAATGAAGAACCCAGAAAGGGAACCAAGTAAATGGTATTCCAAAATATTATCTGATGTTAAATTCTTAGAAAAACATGAACAAAGGGTCGCTCACGGGTAGAGCTAAAAAACCAGCAAAAGAATACGAAGTATTTTATATTGGCCGTAAAATGGGCAATCTCACGGATGTTGAACCCGACCGGGGAACCGGTGCAGGTAAGTTCGTATACGAAACTTATCATGAGGCCTATCAGAGAGCTGGGGATTATGCCCATTTTAATGAATGGGTAACAGACGCATTGATAGTATCAAACCACGGTACTTCAGTGGTGATAACGAGGAAACATCTATTGGAATACAGGATACCAGCCAAGTAATCAATTTTGATTAATGGTTGATTTTCATTTATATTTGTGAAAGGATTAGAATATGCAAGTGGAATTAAATAGCTACCAGAAGTATATCGTCAGATCATTAGTCCGAATTCAAATTGAAAACTTGAAGCGTTTGATAAATGAGGATGTGCCCGAAGTTGATGTAACATTGGAATGTATTGAGTCCGGCGTAGATAAGGGGGACCTTAAATTATTGATGCAAAAGAATATCCGAGTTTTTGCAGAGATCATGAAAGAGCCCGAAACATTCCTTCAATTGCCCGAAGATTATCTGTCCATCTTGAAGCATATTCTCCATACCCATAAATGGGGTAAGAAGAAAAAGATCAAGCAGGCAAAGAGGCAAGTTTGGATAAAAATATTAATTCACGAACAAACACACATAAACCTAAATTAATCATCATGTCTAAAAAAGGACTATTAAAGTCAACTGTAGATGCATTGCTGGCAGTTACCCGGGTTCAGGTAAAATCCTCTAACATTGAATCCCTTGGATACCATGACACAACCAAATCAGTGGTGGTAGCATTCCATTCCGGGGATATATGGGCATACATGGGAATTGACCATGAAGTGTTCACTGCCTTTGTAAATGCAGAGTCCATTGGCAAATACTTCCATGCCAAAATCCGGAATAATGCCCATTACTCAGACTTTAAATTAACCTAATATGTCAGCAACTATCCCAAGTACGGACCCATTTCTTGCTATGCTGAGTCCCAGATTATTCAGGCCATTTTACTCTCCCAATGATATGCTGGCGTTGGGAGTTTATGGAGGGGCATTCTTCGGACCCAATAATGCTGCACGAATTTTACCGGATATAGACCCTGATCTATTCCGGAATATAAATACTTCCACCTGGAAAAGTTATACCTATGATAATACCAAAAATTACTTTCAAGTGGCCGGAGGAAGGGAGGACCGGACCTATAATATGACCATTGAGCAAAGGCAAATTCATCGGTTTGGATGGTTTGAATGGTACTGCAAGTTTTATTATGGTGAGAGGTCCATTGCAGATACCGGAAGAATTACCCAGTGGATAAAGGAAATAAATCGGCATTTTTATTACATAAAAAATGGGGTTTATAACGGAGAGGGGAATATCCTTACCGATTTAACTTTCCTACCCGAACGAAGGCAAAAACTCCTGGAGTTGGGAGTTGATCCCACCAAAGACCCTTACGATTACGGTTGTAACTATCACTTTTAAAATACTTTATATGGCAAAGAAAAAAACACCATGGACCCGGAAGGACCTGGATAATGAGGAGGAAGGGCAACTTCAGGATTATTTGGATGAAGAAGATGAAGACCCAGGTTCTTCCTCTGAGCATGCCTGGCTAGCAGGCTTCGAATATGCAGCCAAAAGATTGGCAAGGAAGATTTCGGAGACTCTAAAAGATGGAGCTAATGAAATAGCTGAGCTGGGAACAAGGGGGTAGAAATCTGGTTGGAATTCCTTATATTTGATATTCAATTTATTCATCTTTAATTCTACAGTATGCCCAAAAACAAGAAAAAGAAACTTAAACTCTACTATGTAACCGCCAAAGTATCCCACCAGGGGGGAGAGGAAGTCCCAATAAAGGAGGGCTTTGTAGTGGCAAAAAAGAAAGAACAGGCACTAACGATCATGGCGCAGGAATTTCCCGGATTTAACAACGCTACAATAATATGCAATGCAACCCGGGTAAGGTTAATGGAGCCGGGATTCCTGAAAGCATTCAAGAAAGAAGCCACTAAAGAACTTGCCTAATAAGCAAGATTCATGTAACCATGGATTTGAATTGTGATTGAATGAAATCCCGGGTATTCCTACTCGGGATTCTTTATTTTCTAGTGGATTTGGATGCAGGATAAGGAATTCCCATTATAGATCAATTATTATCCAACTAGCAAGGGAGGAATATGCCATGAAAAAGATTATTCGGACTTCTATTCTTATATATCTGATCATTCAGGTTCTTCTATGGACGGGGTATAAAAATCCAAAAGAGAAAGATTTTTATTTGGATATGCCCAATATAGAATGGCCAATAACTAAAAAAGGATACGATTCACTTATTCATAAACCAGACACTACGCCTTATCATGGAAATTGGGTGGATGTCGAAAATTAAATTTTATGGGTCATAAGAAAGTATTAAAATTCCTGGTGGAGATTAAAGTCACGGTAGAAGATACAGAGCCTGATACAAAGCAACAGGCTGAAGAGGAATTCGACGAGATGGAGTCTTACCTTAAAGGTGAGATCAATGAAGAGGTCACAAATTTCATCCTGGGCAAATGGATTGGCCCAGTAGTGGTAAGAAGAGTAAAAGTTACTCATAAAAGAAAGCCCAAAAATAAAATTTTTTTATGGTAGACACCCCTCTTATATTTGATATATGAAAAAGATTATTCTAAACCGCAGAAAACTCATTATTACCATTATCATCCTATTGGTATTGGCAATGGCAAAATGGGGGGGGGTAACTATATTAATTAACCTGATCCTATTCTTCCTATGGATGATAGGAGGCTAAAACCCAATTTTATGGAAAGAAAATTTGAACACATAGTGGCTTTTACAGAGAAGGAGTTTAATTCAAAGTATGAAGAGGCCTTGAAAAGGATAGGTAATTATCATATCGAATCAAGTCATTATTCAGTAAAAGCTGGAGCAACTTATACGATATTTTCGGTATTGATCACGTATATAGTGATAGCCGAATAAATAACTGCCGGTCGCAGAGATCGGTGGTGACCATGAAACAGTATAAGGTTTAACCTAATGGATTTAGGATTACCCGCCCCTTTCCAGGATGGAGGGTTCATTCATTCGTAGAGTTTAAACAAGGAAGGAATCATATCTCCCCTATTCTTAGGGGAGGTTTTATTTTAACAATTTAAAGCCAATATATGCAACAAATACCAGATGATATTCTGCAAAAGATTCAGAAACTCATCAACCTCAAAGAAGGGGCAGAAGCAGTAGATAGTTTGGCAGAGGCAGAGAATGCTGCCTCCAAACTTCAGACTCTCTTAATGAAATATAACCTGGACTTAGATCAGGTTAAAGCCCAAAATATCGCAGGCAGAGCAGCAGTAAATGTAGAGGAAGTCTATATCGATACCTTTTCTAAAACCAAGAAATCCGAGTCTTTCTGGGTTCCAAGATTATATGCTGGAATCGCCAGGAATAACCTATGTCGGGTTTGGTGGACTGCAGGTAAATTCGTAGTAAATATTGTTGGGCATTCCCATAATATTGCCTTGGTAACCTATATCGCTGATCAATTGATTGAGAAGATCAGAATTGCCGAGAAATCAGCCTGGAAGGTTTATTATAAAGAAAACCCGTATGGTGAGAAGAAAGGCACATTTCGAAGAGGTTTCCTGGAAGGTGCTGCAGTGGCAATTGGTTCAAGATTGGATGAGGAATATTCCCAAATGCAGGACCATTCAGATAACCCATATGCCATTATGATTGTGGATAAGAAGAAAGAGGTAGATGAATGGTTATGGGAAAAGTATCCTGGCATGCATCCGGATAACATCCGAAAGGCCAGAGAAGCAAGGCAAAGAGAGCTTTTAGAAAACCCGGGATTAGCAAAGAAAGACAAGAAGATAAAACTACCGAAGGGGCCTAGAAGAAATTCATCTATGGATGGGTGGGGGCATGGATATGATGCGGGTAAGAAAATGGAAATCAATAAAGGGGTAAAATCCAACCCTTCCAAAGGCCAAATAAATTGATTTGATCTCTGGTGGATATTCCAATATATTTGATCATCAAAATTAAATAACATGCCAAAAAGAACCCTCAAACAGCCCGAGGTTAAAATGGGTGGAAAACCGGTCGAGCTCCGCATATGGAAAGCCGAAGATCGGATCATGAAAATCGAGCAAAGGATGGAATTAGTCTTCTCCATGTGGATAAAAAGATTTAATACCCACCCCGACAAGTTTTGGGACTCCTGGAAAAGGGTTCAGAGACTTAACAAAACTGCTGCCAAAACTCTCAATGAATTCTATCTGCAAAGAGCCCTGCATCAGGCAAGGCTGGAATTTTACCTCAAATTGCTCCATAATCAAATAGATTAGGCAATGACTCGAATAAATGCTAAGTTACCGCCGAGAATCCTATCAGACGAACATCTTATTGCTGAGCAAAAAGAAATTTGGCGATTGCCACTACTATGGAAACTCAAGTACCACAATGGCTCATTAAAGGATGCACCTATCCCCCGGGAATTTACCCTGGGGGAAGGGCATCTATTTTTCTTCCTGGATAAAGGTAGATTCATTCGTGAGAGAACCCATCTATTACAAGCTGAAATAAAGGCAAGAAGGATTCTATACATGAAAAATAAACCCGGAATCCAGGCATTGAATCTTTGGGAGAAAAAGGGATGGTATTTGCCATGGGAAGATGATCCCATCCGGGATAAGCAGGCAAATCTAAGGGTAGTGCAAAGAATCCTAGAAAAGATGAGTTTTAAAAGGGAGAATAACCCGTCATATGGATTGTGTTTCTATGGAGTGAAAGAATTACCTGCTAAAACTATAGACCGATTATTAGAATATACACTCGATAAATAAGTTTTTATGAAAGAAAGCATATATAACACCACCTATACAGACCAGATGTACCACATGGAAAGAAAATTCTATTTTGATACTTCGGAGAAAAACCCATTAAGGCAGTTAAGTGTTGATTTCTGTATTAGGTTTATTGAAAAATTACCCGATGAAAATGACCCTAATTTGATAGAAAATTCTCGGTATGGGAAAAAATGTACTGGGGATGGTGATGATTACTTTGCATGGGGATATGCATTGCATGATGCATGGATTGAGGATGAGGAAGGAGGTCGAGAGGTTTTGGGATGGGTAGAATTTTATGCCGGGTGGATAGAAACAGTTTATGGCCATCATCAGGCATTAGATGATCCTAAAAAATACTTTACAACCCCTGCTAAATTAGCAGAAGCAATGACTGATTTGATTTAGCCTAAATACCTAATTTGAATTCAGGTGAGAATCCAATTATCTTTGATTTATCAAATGAATAGATATGAATAACCAAGATGCTATAGAGATTGCCTGCCAATTTCCCATATGGGATGATATCCCGGTAGCATGTAACCCATTTTGTAATGATTAAATCCATTTTATGGCAAATAAAGAAAAGAAGGTTAAATATAAGGGCAAAATGGTTAAATCCATCGATATAACCCCAACCTGGGAATCCTTATTGCCTTTCTACTTTGACCAATTGGATCATGGCAATGATAAAAGTAAAGATTTAGTAAAAGGAGAAATCACTCGAATGGCTCAGGCATTGGATAAATTCAATGCTATGCTAAAGAATGGAACCCCTTACTTATAAAGATAAAAAAACCAATTTAATATGTCCGGAGTAAATCATCGGTATTCTCCAAGATTGGAGGAAATACTCGACCATATAGAGGAAGATGGAGTAGCATCCCTTTACTCTGATTTTGACAAGGAAGAGATCGAGGAAGTGGCAAAGAATGAAACTAATGAGGAAGGTAAGATGTGGTTGGAAAAGATACTATTGCATTGGGATGCAGTAGTTGCCTCATTTGATACCATCCATGAAGAACTAATAGGCAACTGGGACCAGGATGCCTATGAGCAGGAACAATGGGAGAACATGAAGGAGAAGATTAAACCAAGATAGGCAGGGGGAGATAATACCAAGAGGGTGTAAGAAGGCTATAGGTACGGATTACCTTTGCGAAATAATCCACCAAGATTTGGTTATGCTCTGTAATATCCCCGAGGCTTGAGAAGGATTGGGTTTCGATCCCAATTCCAATATAGTACAGGGTAAGAGCCCCCCGCCTATTTCAAAATATTGGGAGAGTGCAATGTAAAGTTGAAGAAAAGCCGGTGCACCTCGGGCGATTACTTAAGAACATTCCTCTCCCAACTTATTAAAAATAATGGATGGAGTTGCAGTATGTACACCTACTCGGATATAACTCGGAGTATGGGCCAGGTGACGACGATGCTTCTAAAGAAGTCTAAGCAAGTCCTGGGGCTCCATCCCATTTCAAAAACTAATTTTATGACTAATAAAGAAATTGCCATTAAGACATTAAAGGAAGTAAGCAATCCCACTGAGGTCAAACAGAATAAGAAAGGCCAATTGGTTATATCTACATGGTATGATCCATTAGATGAGAAGGGAACCCAGAAACTTTTAAAATGCCCAGCAATTGCTGATGTATATAACAGGACCCATAATGGGATACTTAAAACCTACATCACTTTAAAATGATACCTGCACAATAGCCAGAATAAATAGTTTTGGAATCTCTGGAAAATCTACTAGATTGCACTCTATTAGAATATCCTATTTCCTGCCTGATCTTCCCTCTAGTCCCTTTTCCATCATTATAAACATATTCCCATGGCAAAGACTACAATGTCGCTAATCGAACAGATAAATGTCTCATTAAAAGACCAGATAATCTATTGGGTGGATAGTTTAGACCAATTAAATTATGGTAGAATCGTATGTATAGATACGAGAGGTTTGGTTGTAGTAACTCAGAATGGGTTACCAGATAATCTACGGAATCCCAGGCTAACCGAGGACGCTATCTGCTGCGTAGAAATTGAAAGGGCAATGTTGGGGGTTTATGAGCCTGTATCTTTAAATTAATTCAGGTAAATAGATTCATTATATTGCATCAAATTATTTTATATGAATCGGAAGAAAACTTTGCAAGACTTTTATGAGGCCCTGTATAATGCAAACCTATTGAAAGAATACGGAGAATATTTCTTTGATGAGGATCAGATAAAGACCCTGGATATGCCTGCTATTACTTACCTAGGAGAGCCAGGTGATATTGAGGAATGGTTGAGAATGGAGAGAGAAGAATTTATTGCTTATATGGGTTTATTGCAAAGTATGAATTTTTTGTGGTCAAAATCCAGTTTAAAGGCCGGGACTGATGAAGATTGGATTGGTAGACCCCATCATTGGTATGGGTTGAATCAATATTGGATTAAAAATTACCCAAAGGCATACCGATATTTAGAGGTAGTAGTTTGGGGTTAAAATATAAACCATAAATAAAATGAAAAAACCCAATTTACTAATTTTCAGCCTTATTATTCTGGCAGCTTCTGCAACTACCTATTATTGCAAGCAAGCTAGACCCGACCCCCAATTAGACACTGGAATACCCAAAATCAGGATCATAAAATGGCCCAATGAATTTGAAAAGGGAATGGCCGCATCAAAAGAAGGAATAAGAGCCGAAGTAACCTTTACCCAATCAAAGGATACCCTGATCATTCAATGGGCCTCAGGAAGATTGGAACCATATGTAATGGAAGAAGGATTAATTGCTACCCCACCGGGTATGGGTACTGATAGGGATCACCCAGCAATGGTATATGCCTGGGAAGAAAATGACCAAATGCATATATCCACCATTAAACCTATTTCTCACACTAAAGATCATTAATATGGCAAAGGTAATATCAAAAAGACAGAAGCCTGACCTGATGACCTCATTAGAGGTTTGGGATTATGCAATCAAAGAAGGGTTGGTGGATACTAAAACCGGAAAATTAACTTCAGGGCCACTTCATGGAGCAACCTTATTGGGTTTTATTCAATTTGCCCGGGATCAGTCCTGGGATTGGCCATATCTTATGATGGCATTATACCATTATTGGGGGATTGATGAGAAGTTTCATGATCCCGACTCCGATGAAACATGTACCATGCACTCAGCTAGTAGCACTGAACTAATTGAGGCCTTAGTAAAGATACTCCCAGAAAATGTGGAACCGGATGAAATTGGAGATAGCCTTGAATTTGATACCTGAAAAATGATGGTCGGTTCATGGTAGAAAATGCATTATCTTTGATCTATCAAAAATTAATCATTATGGAATTAGAAATCATGACCTCATCCCCACTCCAGGGAAATGAAATAGATGAATTGATGGAAGGATTCGCCCATTTCATTAAACCATTAGAAGAAAAGGGTTTTGTTCTTCAATCAATTGGGGTAATGGGTGCAGATCAGGCATGCCATGGGGTTAATGTCCTGATATTTGAATCCGACCCCAAATTCGATTTGGAAGATATGCCAGAAATAAGGAGGATATGTGAACAGGACGATGACAGTCAGCCTTGTTCTTCTTGCAGATACTGGATGGGTACCCTTTGGTTATATATTCCTTACCAAGCCTAAAACTATAAATAATGAAAAAGAAATTAATTGCCAAATTGCAGGTATTAGATGAGGTATCCGGTCAGGTCAGATGGAATCTGAATATCTATCGGGCCGACTTAGGAGATAATACCAAGATCAGCGTGGAGGAAGACACGGAATATTCATTATTTCGAAACCCCCTGGTAGAGGCAAATACTCTGCCGGGTGCCATAGAGAAATTCTTCCATGAGGAAACCAAACTGCTCAGACAACTGTGAATAACAACCATTATATAAAAAAGAAAACCATAAACCATGAAAGAGTCATCCCAGGCCGTCCATATCAAGATAGAAAAGGAGGTTAATAAAGAAAAGGAGAGGTTGGGTAATTTTGAGGAATCATTCATATTTAAAGGTATTGAAAGGGTATTAAATGGAATATTGCCCGATCCCGATACCAGAAGCCGAGGCCAAATGATTGAATATATTGCTGCATTGGAATATCTGGCCTCCAATATGAGGGATGAGGTAGCCGATGAGCAATACCGGGACCCAACCCCTGAAGAAGCAAAGTGAACAACAACCATTAATAAACAAAAAAGCGAAATGTTATGAAAAAGAACAAAACACAGGGTACAGCAACTACGCACCCTACAAAAGCAAACAAGAGTGAGAAAACTACCACTAAGGCAAACATTGCTGCAGGTGCCAAGGAACTCAAGAAGAATGTACCGAACGACCGGGAACTGAAGTACAATTACCCCACAGATTGTAAAACACCCGACCAAAAGAAGGAATTCCGCCGGAAGTCCCGTGCACACAATCGTAAGATCGAAAAAACCCTAACTCAACTCCGCAAATCCAATGACCAGAAAGACCAGAAAGAACTCAGCAAGGCAGAAAAGGAATTCAATGCCTGGAAAAAGGAGACCTATACGCATCCTGCATAGGATAACTGGGATCGATCTAGTCTGAAAGGGAACTGAATTTACATAGTTCCCTTTCTTCATTTAAAAAAGATGCTAGAAAACATGCTATTTCAATCAAAAATCAACCTTTATGCTCTATCTATTCGTTATTGAAGGAATCCCGGGATTAATCATTTTAACCCTAATAGCCATTATGGGAATCGCTATATTCAAATGGTTAATATCGGAACCAAAAATCAAGAAAAAGGAATTTAAACACCTCGAAAAGATTCTCGATACAGGCCGTATTGATTGTTCAAACCCCAATACTATAGTTGAAACAATACCACATACCAGAATCATGATTCCCCCACCAGGCGATTTAACTAATAAGGAAAGAATCATTATACTGAAACATGCATGGCAAACCACAATAAACCTTAGAAACCTAATCCAGGCATTAGGTGTAATAGATAACCTTTACTGGGTATCAACTCTCAACCAAATAGAGGGGGAATTAATAACTGCAAGAAGAGTGATATTTAATATCCAGGATAGAGAGATCACTAATGAAGAGATGCCCAACATTATCCAATATGCCCATAATTTTACCCAAGGAAATGAACCAAAACTATATAGCCAAAACATCGAATATAGACCCTTTGAAAAAGAACAAATTTTAAACCTTGCGAAGGAGAGAATCAATAAGGATCAAACATTGAGAGAATACCTCACTCTATTGCTCCGTGCCAAAGAAGATTTAGAACCATTATCAAAAGAAGAAGACCAAAGAATTGAACAATTAAGGGATGATATGAAATGGAATCAGGAAGAAAACCATATATAATAAATCAAGGTACCAATAAAGAGGTACCTATTTTTAATTCTAAAATTACCACTTATGGCCCAAAAGACACATGGTACCAGAAACCAACAAAAAACCAGGAGAAAAGAACTGGAAGATCATCTAAAGAATACTAATAAGGAAGAACCAATGAGGCACCCAAGACCCTTAGGCCTTACATACCTCAACCTACAAAGACTAAACCACCAAAAACAAGGAAATGAAGAAGATAAGAAAAGAGAACAAGAAAGGATGAGGAAGATATGTATACAGATATATACGAGAGAGGGATTTAAATGGATGGGTAAAACGGTATCAATAAATCATATGGCAGCTTACCTATCAATTACCCCAGAACAACTACTAAAAGACTCAAATGCAGAACTGCAAAGGATTTCAGCATTCTTTGAAGGACAAGAAGGAAGGCAATTCGCTAGGGGTCTCCACGCCCTAGGCCTCCAAAAGAGCCTAGAAATTATGGCCCTATGCCAGAGCCAAACCGAACTATTACTGGCCCAACAAGGCAACAAATACGTGGCCTTTTTATCGGCAGAGGTAAACAAAAGCCTTACCAATTTAATAGGTGCCCAGAAGCCTTTTCACGACCTAATAGGCAGATACAATGACAAAAACCCAATCAACATTTTCATGCCTAATGGAGCCTCATCGGGTACCTCAGGAAAGGAATATTTGAGCCCTGAAGACGCTTTATTATTGATACAAAATAACTCGCTGAGCATGGCCAGTAACACTCAATTAATTGAAGCCAAAGAGGCAGAATTAAAAGACCAAATCCCGGACGTAAATGCCAGAAATCAGGACCTTACCAAGATAGGAATTAGGATACCAAACAAGGTAATTTCCAAAGATGGTACCCAACTTCATGAGGTACCAGATACCCTAAAAGCCGAGGATTTTATAGTGAAAAAGTAGTTATTTATTCCATATCTTTATGCAATCAAAATCATATAATCAATTCTCATGAACCAGAAATCTAAATGGAAGATCACCCCAAATGAGCTCGATCTTGAAAAGGTTAAGTTATTCAGGCATATTCAGGCTTATTTGAAGGATCACCCAACCATCAAACTTGACCCAGTTGCTGGGCACCATTGGACCGAAACCTCATTTGATTTAACACTTCATTTAAAACCAAGATAATGGAAAAGCCCCAATTAACCCTTGAATGGGCAGACCAATACCTTAATACCATCATAGAGGAATTAAAGGATTTCTCACCCGAAAAAACTCGGGCAGATCAGGTAAAGCTTACCAGCCCACTAAGCCCCGGGAATTTTATGAAATCATGCGAAGAGATCGCATCCAATCTGGGTTATAATATACCTGAATATAACCTGCATATTCTCCAGGATGGAGGCGATTCATTATCCTGGACCATTACATTTACCTTGCTTGATATATCTTTGGCTTTATAAGATGGGGTTATGGTTTTGATTGATGATAGGGGTAGGGTAATTCCTACCCTTTATTGTGGCTGCGCTTACCAGAGTCAGCCCATATATTAGTATCTCCAAAAGCCGCTAAGGTTGGGGATTTTTTTATTGGCTAATAAAGCTTTATTGGGCCATATTGGCATAATGGCTATTAATGGTCTATTTTCTTAACCTTTGATGGCCCGTCGCCCCTAGGTACCAATTAGGTATTATTGGGTAATATATGATAGGGTACCTAATATTAGGTACCACAAACCTTATTGGGCCAATAAGGCCATAAAGCTTCTTATGGCCATTGCCACCCATGGGCTAATCAGGCCCCTTTGGGTTTTTTTAAAATGGCCTTATTGGGCCTATCCTGCATTGGAGGCAATGGCATAATATGGAGGCAAAATGGCATCATTGGCAAATAGGATGCCAAATGATCAATATTTCTAACGGAAATGAATAAATTTATTTTTAAAAAAAGATGCAAATAAATTTGCCCGATAAAAATATTTTCCTATCTTTGATATAGAGAAGGAGATAAAAAATCTCCATTGTTCTTTGAAATATTAATCACAATCAAAATTCATCAAAATGAATGCAAATCAATCTGCATCTAAGAATGCAAAAAAAGATTTTAAAAAATCTCAAGATTCCAATGCAAAAAAAGGAAATCCAAATCCTCCGGATTCCTCTCTATCAAAAATCAATCTTTCTGCATTCACAGAGAAATTGTCTAATGTGAATGTGAAGGAAAAAAGAATGAAGGAAACAATCTATGTCTATCCGGAAGGAAAGGGAAAAGATTGGATCAATTCGGATGAGGGGAAAAAATGGAGAAATAAAAGAAGGTCATCGATCAGAAGGATGACAGATAATATTCTCCTCTTTGCAAAGCATAATCGAATAGAAGATTTGCAAAAGGAGATCGATCTTTTCCAAAAGGATTATAAAACATATTATCGATTGAATGATTTTTCCATTCATTCCATCTCCAATTCCCAGGATGAGGGGAAGATCGGAAATCTCTCCCTTGCATTAGACATTATCAAATCCCTGATCAAATAACATTCGGAGAGAGAGGAAGAAATTCCTCTCTTTTTTTATTCAATCACAATCAAAAATTATCAAGATGAAAAAGGATGTAACATTCAATATTTTATTTGCAATTGCATTTCTTATTTGGATATTTTTAATCACAATTGCAATCTATTCTCCCAATTTTTAAATCCAATTTTATGAAAGCAAATATGTCAAATCCCATCATTCCCCATGCATCCCAATCATTAGAGAGGGATGAATATAAACTGCAAAATTTAATTAATTCCCTTGCAAGAAAAATGATCCGAAAGGATGCAAGGGGAAGAGAGAAGAAAAAGATTTATTATATCCACCACAATGATCTATGGATAATCCCTGAATAGGGGATTCTCCCTGCATTTCATTGCAAAAAGAGGATTATTAGGGATTGTCCCTTAGTCCTCTTTTTTCGTGTGTTCCCTTTAAGGATACCGAATGCCTTTTTCATAGCCAAGAGCCCTGGAAGCCTACTAGCCTCATAGCCATAGAGCCTTACTAGCCCTAAAGCCCAATACCTTTTAAACCCAATAGCCAATAGAAAAATATACCGGAAAAACCATGCAGTTTTCCATTAATGCCCCCAGGACTATTATAGATAAATTTTACCATGCAAATTATTACACCAGAACAAATTATTACACCAGAACAAATTATTACACCAGAACAAATTATTACACCAGAACAAATTATTACACCAGAACAAATTATGGCCATGGAATTAAGATTAATGGCCATAGAAGAAAGAATAAAAGAGCCCGGAATAGCACCATCCAATTTTGAGCTCAAATTATCCGAGAAATTAAACATTCTACATGATGAAACCAATAATCGGGCAGATAACCTGGATTTGGATATTAGGTACCTGAGAGACCAAAACACAAAACTAATGAAAAGGTACCATATAATGGTGATCATCTTCATTTGTTGGGTACTCACTTTTCTGGTATCAATGGGTTTAGTGGAGAACCGGATTACAGATGTGGATAATACCCAGGATCAAATGCTCACTGGAAAGATTGGTTCTATGAAGGTAGAGCATATGGAAGAAAAGGTAAATGCATTAGAAACTAACAAGGAGGCTCAAGATAGCATAAATACTGCCGTAAAAGTATCCCTTTGGACATTACAGGATGAAATTTTTAAACTTCAAAATAACCATTAAAACATGAAACGAAAAAGCCCATTTCCCGGTGTATTGGCAGTGTTAATCATCATTGCCTTTTCTTTCTACCTTCTACATTGGGGTTTCAAACATAAACACATAGAACAGAAACCTCCACCCGATTCTTTTGGTAGTAGATTCCTTAAACCCGACACCACTACCATTAATTTTGATAATACCCTTACAATAATCCACGATTCTTGCCGGATTACAGATGTGGATAATACTGGGTGGGAAATGCATCATGGAAACCCCGATTCCCCCATGGTAAATATTACTCCAAACCTATCCATATCTTCTACTACCATCTTATCCGCATTGAAATTTGAACCCATCCTTAATCATTCCCAGATACCCTCAAAACATAAAAAACAAACCCCTTTTTATGGTATTGCTGGCATATTGCCAGATGGGTTCCAACTTATCATGGGAGACCCAAATAAGAAAGTGATTCGGGGTATTGCGGATACTTTACCAAAAGATATTAGAACTTTAGACTCTCAATCCATAGACCATATTCGTAAAGGATCATTCATGCCACTTTATTCGGGCAGACGATCAGTCGTTTATAACATATCCCCACCCCATGGCTATTATAATGAGTCCATAAATGATACTCCAAGATTATCCGGGGATATAGTAACTCAAGGTACTTGGGATTCTATCCGCAGGGTACAGGATTCATTATTTGGTGGTTTCGACCCATTACCAAATATTATTGATATATCCGATGAAAATACCATAACATATCAAGATTCCACCTATTCTCTTTGTTATGCAATAATGGGTGATAAATTTTACCCTGGTTACCAATCAAAGATTCTTAATTCCCAGGATGCTCCAGCAGTGGGTATGGCAATATATCGATTAGTATGGCAAAAAACTTATAAGAACAAGGAAGGGGATTACAAACATGAATACTTTTTTTTAAACCATAAAAGGGTGCCAGATAATATTTTAATCTGGCAGGTAATAAAAGTTAAGGAACAACACTAATTCCAGACTATTTATAATCAAATCTTACATATTATGGAACACCTACTCGGTAGTTTATCTTTTTTGACCATAGGTTTTTTACTGGGGATTCTTTTCACCCATGCTACTCCAAAAAAACCCGATGGTGCAATAATTAACCACTACCGGCAAATCCTGGAATTATTATTCACCATAAAACAAAATCAAGAAAGTATGAACGCACAAACAAAAGCTCTTCTCGATGATCTTCTGGCAAAAGTAACCGCAGAAGGAACCGTAATCGATTCTGCAGCAGGCCTGCTTACTGATCTCCATGACAAATTGACGGATGCCCTGAATGGGGATGATACTGACCTCCGTGACAGTGTTACAAATATTGCCAATTTGGTAGGACAGGGCAAAGACAAACTGGCCGCAGCAGTTCAGGCAAACACCATTGCTGATCCGGGGACTTCTACCGGTGGGGACCAGACTCCAACACCTGATCCCAATGCAACTGCCTCCGGTTCTTCCTCCATTGAAAGTTAATCCCAAGTGGAGTTCTTAATTAGGCAATTTATACCCGATCCGTAAGATCGGGTTTTTTTACTGTTTAAAATGTAAATTTATGGACCCATTTAGTTTATTGCATCCTAGGTTGGAGATAAGCAAAAGACATGCATATTTGATGCAGCATAATCCCCAATATAGGGAGTATTTTGAGGCATTTAAATGCTTATTGGAGAGCGTCGTAGTTCCGGATTCTTATAGATCAGGGGAGAATATTCAAAGAGAAGATACTTTAAAACTAGGAAGAGATAAAAGTCGTCTCCCAGAGGACTATTACTGAACAGAATTTAATTTGGAATTCAACTTACGCTAAAAACCCCCAATTTCTACTGGGGGTTTATTTTTTGTTATTTCCTAAGCATCCGGCGAGTTCTCTCTGAACTAGGCCGAGTTACTATCCCGAATTCATTCTTCATCAATTTACCGGCAGTTTTCTTATCATGCATTTTTCCCCGGATCACTTTAAAAGTGGTATCATAAATATCCGCCACATAGTGTTTCTTCCCATTAGTATACATTCGGAGACCATCCCCATCAAAATATTCGGTCATCCCAATTTCTTCCCTTATGAAAGGTCTCTCTGCACGGATGGAATCCCCCAAAACTGGGGTATCTTGGAAATTTTTGGTTTTACATTTCTCAAAGATCATGTGGAATAGAGTTTAGATATTAAAAATAGGCAAAATTTCAGATGAAAATAGTCATTTTTTCAAGGAAATGGATCATTTCCTTATCTTAGGGATAAAATCCACTAGATTCGTCTCATTTGGAAGATATAATGGATGTTTTGGATGACCATCTTTGGTATGTCCGAAGCATTTTGCTCCACGGAATCTATTTTTAAGCCAATTTACCATCCCGGGATCAACTTCATGAGCTCCCCACATGAAAACCGGAGTATGGCAAAAATTCCAAACTCTGATAATATGCTTTTTATTCTCCGTCTTGGCCTTATTAAGAATTTTGTCTGATTCCTCCATTAACCGGGCATCCAGATCATCAGAATCGGTTTCTATCCAGGGATAACAATTTACCAAGTAAAATCCCCCATAGCCCCAATTTTGGGCAAAGGTAGTTAACCGAGTTACAGTATTATCATCCCTTAATTCATCGGCAGTGGAAGGGTTTAATCCAATGAATAAAATAAGGCTTACTTCGGAATTCCAGATTCTGGCAAGAGTGTACCTATGGGTACGATCATTGTTAAAAACGGCATTTTTTAGCATGACGAAACATTTTACGGCGTTCATAAATTTTATCAAGGTAATATTGGGCTTTTTCAAGCATCCTCATGGCCTCTTTTTGGTTTTTTACCATTGCAGCTCGATGGGAATACCAACGATATTGCTTATACCACTCTCTGGTGATAGAATCCTGGGAATACACATTAAGATATCCACAAATCACCAGGCTCAGAATCGCTAACTTTTTCATCTAGTATAGTTAAAATTGATGCAAAATAGGTTTGAACAGTTTTAGTACCATCCCAAATAACTCTCCAGCTTTTACCGTCGGGAGAAATGGATTTAACCGTGCCCTCCCGGTTGGGATCAGAAAACCTTCGGAATCTACGGATTTTAACTTTAGACCTTGCCTCTACATATTGCTTAGATAATCTTACCCTAAACGGAGGTTTTAAATTTTCATTCATATATCGAATTTAAGGAAAATAGTAACCACGTAAACCACAAAAAAACCCGGTATAAAACCGGGCTAAGATGAAGGTTAATGGGGCTCTTAATAGGTCATTCCTTTAAAATATTCTTTTGGAACCAGGTCAATGCATCCAAGATTTTACCCAATACGCCATCAATGGGTTCTGCCCCCGGGATTTTCTTTAATACTAATTGAATCCCAGGAAGTAATGCCATAATTGCCAGAAGTACTGTAATAATGAGGTTAGCCCAACTGGGCAGCTTAATGCCAAAAATGGTGTAATCGGCTGGTGCAGTGATGGCAGTAGTGGGAATAGTTACCTTGCCAGAATCCGGAGTGGATAAAACCACGGAATCATGCGTTTGTAAGATAGAATCAGGATTTTGGGAGTAAGTCGGCGGAGCCATGCAACAGAGCATCATCGCCGTCAGTGCAAATACTGCTAGATGTTTGATTTTTTTCATTGTTTTCGTTTTGATTAGAATTTTTGGTATTGTCCAGTTTGTTAAGAAATTTCAAGAAAACCTCAGTTTCCCTCATGTGTTTTTTTACTTCTTCGTCGAATCTACCCTTTAATAAGGCTCTTTCCAATCTCTCCCTGGGGTTGATAAAAGTATACCCTTTGGGCCATGGATATTTTAGGTGATCCCGGATTTTATTAAATTTTGGAACCTTGAATTTGGCAGATGCTTCTTTGTAATGGGCCTTTAAGTATGAACCCATAACATACTCGATGAGAATTTCTGGTTCTCCAGTGGCAAGATTCATTTTTACAATTTCCTGAAGTTTTGGACAAACCTCATCAAGAAGCTTAATTTCGGTAGCATTTAATTTACGACTCATTTTACTGCATTTTTGCAAGCCTGAATAATATAAAATAAATAGTATTTTCATGGATTATACGGTACTTGGGGTATCATCGGGCATTGGAGTAAGCCTATTTCCTTTCAAAGAACACTGCATTGGCAATATAGAGCCAAGAGCTATTTTTCATACACCAAAGAATGAACAATGGAAAGTGAATTTCGGAAACATCCCTTTATGGAGAGACTTGCCAGAGAATGCGTTGAAGCCCAATGTGATAATTTCATCTCCCGATTGCGGGAGTGGTTCGGTGTTAAGATACAGCAGAGCCAAGAAATTGGGGAATCACCGATTAAATGCTTCTCTCGCCATTTCTTTGAAGAGCATCCGGAAATACCGTCCGGATTTTTTTTACCTGGAGAACCTGCCTGGGCTTATGAACTCTTTACCTCAAAAGAGGTGGGCCAAAACAATGGGTTCTTACACTTTGATTCTACATACCGCTTCAGTCTCCCATTGGGGGAATTCCCAGATCAATAGAAAAAGGTTAGTTATCATAGGAATTCGTCATAATCTAGTGGGAAATTGGGAGAAAATCTTTCGTCTCCCCGATCGAAGGGATAAAATCAAAACTTGCGGGGAATTATATGGGGACCTGATGAAATTTAATTTACCATTGGGGCATATATCAGAATACTCAACTCAGGAAATAGCAATGTATGGTGGTTGCAAAATGCCTTTATATGAAGTTCAAAGAGTTTGGGCTTCTAAACCGAGAGCAAAGAGGTGGGCTGTTACAGATAGGAAATATAAAAATGCACCAGGGGTTTATCGGAATAGAAAAAAAGACTACCCTGCTACAGCCCGTAAATCCAATAGGCAGTTCGATCACTGGGGTAGACAACTATCTCCCAGGCAATTAGCAAGAATCCAGGGGGTTCCGGACTCATTCAGGCTTTATGTTGAGAAAGGACTCAAAAGAAATTACTGGATCAATAAAGCCAGGGCAGCAGTAACAAAAACTCCGCCTATGGAAATTTCAATCTGGTTTAAACAAAAACTCGATAAATACTATGGGAATAGATAAATTTCCGGAAAAGACCCCATGGTGGGTTATTTTTTTGGGTTTTGCATTTCTAATCCTAATGAGCCTGGGTGTTGGATGGGCCTATAAATTATTAACACGCCAATAAAATAAAAAAATGGAACCAAGTAAAGTCGCATTCGACATGATTAAACATCAGGAAGGTTTACCTGCTCCCGGGCCTGATGGGAAATATCATGCCTATCATGGAAAAGCGGATAAAGCCGGAGTATGGACAATTGGGTATGGAATGACCTGGTACCCCAAAGGGGCAGCAGTAAGGGAATCAGATACTATAACCAAATTCGAAGTGGAGAATATGATGAATTGGCATATTAACCGATTTGCGGATATGCTGGATTCTCACCTTCCTAAAACCTTAAAACTTGAGCAATATCAATTTGATGCTCTGGTGGACTTCTTGTACAATGAGGGTGAGAAAAACCTTTTTACCTCAACTCTATGGCAGAAATTGCTTATAAACCCTAATGATCCCACCATTTACCTTTATGGTAGTACTCAAAAGAAAACCCCAGTAATCAAGAGTTGTGAATTCCTGAAATGGGTATATGCCAATGGTAAAGTGGTAGATGATCTGATATGGAGAAGGGCAAGTGAGGCAATTTTATATTCAACGGGTAGGGTAGATTATCTTGGGCATTAACACCCTTTGAATCTTTTCCTGTTTATATGGGAGGACCTATTCGTAAACGGTACGTAGCATAAACCCCGTTACGGTTCAGCGTAGTACCCAGTAAACGAATAGTCCCTTCCCTTTTATAATCACAGTTATATATTTGTTACGCGCTTTTTTTCAATCAGTAGTAAATTCCATTTATGAACCAGAAACTTAATATTGCCCTAATAGTTTTAGGTATAGGTATTATTACTTCCCTTATTGTTTGGCAATGCAATAAGAAGAAAACCCCAATTCCCCCGGTAGTTATAGTTCATGATACCGTGATGAAGAGGTATTTTGTATATGATACCACAAAAGGGGCAGTAATTCAAATCCCGGAAAGGGTAACCTATTATGATACAACCTGGATACATGATACTACTCTCCAGGTTGAAATGTACCACGACACTATTTTATTAAAAACACATGATAGTGCCTATGCTTCATATAATACGGCCTTTCTGGAAGCTTATCCAACCTCTCCCAAATTAATCCTGGGAGAATTTAGCCCCACAAAAATTTCATTAAGCCTTATGGGTTCTAATGGTACCATTATAGGAAAAGACTACACTACGGATTATTCCAAGTATAATTATGAATTTTCGGGTACTGAATTAAAATTCTACCCAATTAAACAAGAATCGGGATTATCCAAATTGGGTAAAAACTTTTCATTCCCGGTATTTATGTCTACTACCTATAACCCAGTTACTAATGGAGCAACCTTAAGGCTGGATGGATCGATAATGTATGGTAAAATAGGGGCAACCATCTTTTCTTCATTCTCCACTGACCAGATTCCTCATGCAAATGCTGGGATAGGGTTAAAAGTTCAATTACACTGATGTCGACAAGAAAGGCAATAGTTGAGGCAGTAAGATTAACTACTGCCCAATTTCATGAGTTGTCCAAGGCTGCAACGGATGTTTTCTTCTTTTCGCAATTCTGTAAAGTAATTAATGCCGGTGATAGAAATAAACCACCAGTAATTCCGTTTTTATTATACCCATACCAGAAGGCTACTCTACTACAATTTATTAAACATAGGTTCAATGTTATTCTAAAATTTCGTCAGGCTGGAGTAACCGAACTTATATCGATGTATTGCCTATGGTTGGCAATGTACCATCCCCATAAAAACATCATTATTATCTCTATCAAGGATAGGGTGGCAAAGAAGGTACTTCGGAAGATCAAATTCATGTACAAGAATCTTCCCGACCATCTTAAAGTTAAAGTGGTAAATGGGCGGGGGACGGATATTGGAACATCAACAGAATTAGAATTCGTAAATGGGTCCCTGATAGCTTCAATTCCTACCACGGAGGATGCTGGTCGTTCTGAGGCAGTATCTTTACTTGTGATAGATGAAGCAGCAATCGTAAGATGGGCTGAGAGAATTTGGGCAGCATCCTTCCCCACTCTATCTACCGGGGGTTCTGCAATTATTAACTCCACTGCTTATGGCATAGGAAACTTCTTCCACAGTCTATTTGTTAATGCCGTTGCTGGAGGTAATGTATTTAATGCTATAAGGCTCCATTGGCAAATGCACCCAGACAGGGACTATACCTGGTATAAGCAACAGTTAGAAATTCTGGGTCCAAGAAAAACTGCGCAAGAAATAGACGGTGACTTCCTAACATCCGGCAATACCGTATTTGATTTATCAGACATCCGGGATATTGAGGACTACATTGATGAAGAGGTTGAGGTAATTGAAACTCGGCATAATGGAATGCTTCAGATATATGAGAGACCTAAGAAAGGTTTAATTTACACCATAGGAGCTGACGTTGCTACTGGAAGGGCGAATGATTATTCGGCATTTACCCTCATGGACCAATATGGGGATGAAAAAGTCTCATTTAAGGGTAAGATTGGAGTAACTCAATATCGGTATCTTTTGGGGGATTTGGGGATGGATTATGGAAAAGCGACCATTGCTCCTGAATCTAACGATATAGGTTTAGCAGTGGCATCTGGGCTTCAAGAAGATGGGTATTCTAAACTTTATTATTCCAAATCTCTTTTGAGAAAGAAGGGAAAAAGGAAACCCGAAGTACAGGAGATTCCGGGATGGTATACTACGAAAGCAAATCGCCCCATCATTATTAACGAACTGGAGGAAGATGTAAGACAGTCCAATATTAATCTCAAGGATAAAAGATTCTGCGAAGAAACTCCAACCTTCATTTATGATAATCGAAATAGGCCCGTGGCTATGAATAAGGATAAAACAAGCTCAGATGATCCCTTAGCAGACGATAACATCTACACGGATGATTCCATATTTGGCAAGGCTATTTGCAATCATGTTCGTAAAGGAAAAGTTCAAAATCACGTAATTCTACCAAGATAATGGCTAAAGGTTTAGTTAATAGGGTTTATGATTTTTTTATGGGCCCAGAAGATACATCTGGACCCGTTCAAACCCAAAGAGACTTAGCTGAAAAAGTACAGATGCCGGGTCAGAAAAAAGCTCTCCCATTACCCACATCAAGGTCTTCCATTCCATACAATCCTCCAAATGTTGGGAATATGATTTCCAGCCTGGGGGCTGAATATCGTGTGGTGAATCACGATTTCATTGTTCAGGTTATACCCATAATCCGGAAATTAATGAAGATCAACCCGGACATTGGCCAGGCAATTCATAATATCATTTCCCTGGGTAATACTGGACATAAAATATATTTTGATAGGGGCCAATCTCCGGACGAGGTTGAAAAAATGCGTAACCATATTGAGAATAAGAAATTAATATGGGCAGCGGGCCAAGCGGGGATGGATGGACTTATCAATAAAATGTTTGCTCAGGTATTAGTTGGGGGAGCCTGCAGTGGGGAGTGGGTGCCTGCTAATGACCTTAGTGGTGTGGACAGTTATATAATGGTTAACCCCGAGGACATTGTTTTTACCCTTGGAAAGAATAATATTAAATACACCCCATACCAAAGACTTATCCAGGGTGGGGGCTTTTTAACTCCAAATGCTAATATTCTACCATCTGGCCTTATTCCTCTGAATCCCCTTACATTTCGGTATTATGCCCTTAATGGTGACACAGAGATTCCATATGGATTCCCCCCTTATATGGCTGCATTGGATAGGGTGGTTTCTCAGGGTAAAATGCTGAATAACATTGATTATATCGTAAATCAGCTGGGTTTAATAGGATTTCTGGAAGCTTTGATAGGAAAACCCGATCAAGGTGCCGGGGAATCCGATAAGCAATATGATGCTCGATTGAATGATCTATTAACTATGGCCCAGGATAGAGTAGCTCAGGGTATGCAGAAGGGAACTATAGTGGGATTTATGGATGAGCATGCATTCAAATTTAACTCCGTGGGTAAAGCATTGGGAGATGCTTTAACCCTATTTCAGAATAATGAGGAAATGTTGGCTTCAGGTTTAAAGCAGGATTCTACATTATTAGGAAGAGCCTATTCTACCACAGAGACGCAGATTACTGTGGTATTTATGAAGATGCTGGCAGAGCTTAGGAATATTCAGAATATTATCAAGCACAATCTTCAGTATGGATATGCTATGGAGCTAACCCTTGCCGGATTTAAATTCGACTACCTAAAAGTGGTATTCAATAGATCAACCCTTCAGGATGATCTCAAATACCAACAGGCCGAAGAGATAAAAGTGAGGAATGTAATTCAAAAGATGTGTGCTGGGATAATAGATATGGATCAGGGAGCTGATGAGCTTGGATATGAGGAACCTGCATTTGATGAGCCTCAAGTACCATGGGAGATTCTTGCAGGGGGATCGGTTACTGCTCCAACTGATGGAGCACAATCGGATAAAAGGCAGGGTCAAAAGAATAAATCTGCCAAGAAAACCCGAGATAAAAACAAGCCTATCACCAAAGATAAATAAAGCCTATGTGGGAAGACGTTATACACCTGGGATCAGGGCATAGCCTGATTATCGGGCATTTACCGGAGAAGTTCAAATTAGCTCAGGTAATTAATAAGGTAAAGGAGCATAACCAACAGGACATTGTTCATTTGGGGTTATTTGATGCTTCTCAACCTAACTATGTGAATTACTATCCGGATGCAACAGCAGAGGATTTTGTTCCAAAGGATGATGAATTTATTTATCCTACCTTTCGAGCACTATCCGAGGTGATAGTTCATAGGGAATGGAACCCAGTCGACTTCTCCATGCATAATGCTTTGAAGAACTCAATGCCTCTTTTGGTGGGAGCTACCGTTAATCCGGATCATGAATCCCGGATGGTGGGAAATGCCATGGGAGTGGTTAAATCCGTTGAATGGGAAAATGCCTACAAATCTGGTGGAACTACAGTGCCATCTGGGATTAATGGAGTTTATAAGATAGACGCCAAAAGTAATCCCAGGATTGCACGGGCAATTATGATGGACCCTCCGGCAGTTCACTCCAATTCCGTTACTGTAAGGTTTCTATGGGATAAGTCTCACCCAAACCTTAGTGAGGATGAATTCTGGGGTAAATTGGGGACTTATGATAAGGAGGGGCAAATGATCCGCAGGATTGCCACCAGGATCAAGAACTACCCCGAAACCTCATTAGTCCATCATGGGGCTGACCCCTTTGCTCAGAAGACCGGGAAGGATGGCAAGATTGTAAATCCGAAATATGCGGATTCCGTATATAATTCGGAACAATGGCCCGAGGTAAAGAACTCCAGGCAAAATGAGAAATACTTCATTTTCGACTTCAAAACTGACCTAATTCAGAATTCAGAACAAACTACAATACCTACTCAATCTTCTAATAACGAAAATCCCTCATTTAACATGAATCTTCTTCAACAATTAGCCTTGAAGCTGGGTCTTCCCAACGATGCTACCGAACAACAGGTCCTGGAAAAACTCCAGGAGGTTATGACTGCTGGGTCTACTGCCCAGACAAGTCTGAACCAATTCATTGCTGCCGGTGTAACTACTCCTGCTGAGGTAACCCGACTTAAGAATATCGAAACTGCCCATAATGCTTTATTGGTAGAAAGGGCAGGACTCACTCCCGAAATTCTCAAAAACCTGGTTAGTTTTGAGACTACGACCCTTACAACTCGTAGAGCTGATGTGACCGCTCTCTATAATAAAGTTATGGACAACAAGCCGGAATCTGGCATAGTTGCCATGATTGAGGGGGCAAACCTGGCAGCCCTTACTGCCCTGGAAAAACAGTATCAGACCCAACTGGATGCCAAATTTCCTCTCAAATGCAATGATTGCCAATCCACCAAGGTATCCCGGGCATCAAGTGCATCTAACGGGGAAGGAGATGACAAAGGTGGCAATAAGACCACAAAAACTCCGGAAGAGGTCCGCAATGCCCTTCTAGATAAACGTAAGAAGGGTATGCTGGGCATGAAACGGGAACAGGCCCAGTAATTTTACAACACTACCATTTTTAATTATCAAATACATTAAGCCATGACTGGATCAGGAACTTTTGTAACCCTTGCGAACCCCGCCAAGACGGTTATACTCCAATACGAAGAGGATAAGCTCTCGATAGAGTTTACCGCCAATGGGGCTATCCTGAAAGGGCAACCTGTAAAACTTGGTATTGACGGCAGGGTCACTTTATGGGCAAAGGCTGACTTGCAGCATCTTTTCCTTGGCATTGCACTAAGTGATTGCGCTGATGGTGGTTTAGTCACCATTGCTACCAGGGGATACGCCCTTATCTGGGGTATTTCAGCGGGTGCTGCAAATGCTGGGCCTGCCACATACAATGGTTACGATACTACCCATGCTAATACATATGATGGAGTGAACAAGGGTTTTTCCATCTATGGAGCTGCAACGGATGTAACCGATGCCATTGGATGGATCATGGACCCGGCTGCTGCCCAATATGCCCTAATGAGGGTAATCATCAAGGATTAAACCCTAACATTTAACCTTCTTAAATAAAGAAAATACCATGTCAAGAAAAAAACCTTTAGGAGGCTCCGATAGTAAACCGTCAAAGTATCTGACGCAACTGGAGTCTTTTAACCGGGAATGCGATGCTATTCGCAGAGACCAGGACAGCCCAGTTGATATTACCCTTGAAGAGTACCTTCAGGAGAGGCTTCAACTAAGCATGGATGGTCTTTATGAAGATATTGGCCTCGACCCCACCGTCGACACCATCCAGAATATCATCAATCTGCCTGACCCGGCAATGCGCTGGTTGCTTCCGGAAATCTACTTGGACGCCATCCGGCTTGGGTTAAGAAAGAATCCCATTTACCCCTCAGTTATTGCCGGTGAACAATCGGTAAAGCAAACATCGGTAACGATGCCCGCAATCAATATGAGCGATGCAAAACCCAAATACGTTGGGGTTGCTGAAACCATCGCCCTGGGGGATGTATCGTTCGACCAGAAATCGGTAAAGATCAGTAAGATCGGCCGGGGTATAAGGGTTCCTGACGAAGTTCTACAATACGTTGCCCTGAATGTAGTTGGAATCTTTATGCAGGACTGGGGAGTGAAATTGGGTATGGCAATGGACACATTGCTTATTAACACTCTCATCAATGGTGATCAGGCCGGGGGCATTGATTCTACGGCGGTAATCGGAGTAACTACAGCAAATGCAGTGGTATTCCGGGACCTGCTCAAACCATGGGTAAGATTTTCGAGGCTGGGTAAAAACCCATCAGTAATGATCGGGGGCGAGACAATATCCATTGACATTCTGGATATGCTGACCACTACTCGGTATTACGGGGATCAGAGGGCTACAGTTAGTCTGAAATTAAAAACCCCCTTACCCACCAATGCTTCCATATTCGTCCACGGAGCTATGCCTGATACACAGGTGATCATGCTTGATCCAAGTGACACCATCATCAAACTGAATGCCCAACCATTGCTGGTTGAATCCGATAGGATTATATCCAACCAGACACAGGAAACCTATATGTCCCTGACTACCGGCTTTGCAACGGTCATGAAAGACTCAAGGCTGATTCTTGATGAAAGTATCCTGTTCTCAGGTAATGGCTTCCCGACATATTTCGACCCGACCAATGCAGAGAAGGTCGTTATTGACTAGGTCCTCCCTTTGGTTTTAAATACTGATAGAGTTAAGAACCTTCCCCACCAACCCCGGGGAAGGTTTTTTTGTTCCTGCCAGGTTATCTTTATACAACACTAATTCTACCAAGATAGACTATTATAATCAAATAAAATTTTATTACCATGTCAAAGTATTTAAAATTGGGAGAGGGCCGTCATACTTTCCACTCCATGAGCACGGGGTTTAACCTGGTAAATAAGCAGGTTAAGAAGGTAATTGATAATGCCGATAAATCCCATAAGGAAATATCGGAGGGACTCAAAACGGGTCACATAGTTTGGGCTTCTGAGGCTGAATACAATGAGTATCAGAAACTCCATGCCTCACCCACTGGGGAAACATCTGCTGCTGCGCCCAAACCCGAAAAGCCCAGCAAAAGTAAAACTCCAAAGAAACCGGAACCTGATCTGGAACCCGAGGAAGATGACGAAGACGAGGATGAGGACGACGAGCTTACTAAATCGGAGATGATCGATGCCCTAAAAGTAAGTGATAAAGTGGCAGCTGATCAAAAGAGCAAACTTACCAAGCTCCCCGATGAGGAACTTAAAAAATTGTATAATCAGGTATTTTCCAAATAATGGCAAAGCCCACTGCAGAATTTGCTTTTCAACCCAATGGCCTATCAGTAAAATTCACTGATAGGTCATCTGGTATTCCCGAGAGTTGGTCTTGGGACTTTGGTGATGAGTCTGACCTAGATATCACTCAAAATCCCAATCACACGTACTCTATTGCTGGAAAGTATACCATAAAGTTCACTGCTACCAACGTTGATGGTTCAGATACTCTATCCTATGATATTCTGGTTTCATCAACCCCCACCATCCAATCTACCATTAAGGAGATGGTTCAGTATGATCTTCCAGGAGTTACTGCCGTCGATTCTGAGGGTTTTGATAATGCTGTTCAAACATGGCAACTGTACTTCCAGGGAGCAGCGGAGATTGCCGATGCTGATGTATTCGATGAAACAAAATGGCCGTCATTATGGAACGTGCTAATTGCGAAGCTAGTGGATTATGATTTAGTATTAAGGGGAATCAATCTATTAGCTTCATCCGCTGCAACTAGCAGCACTGGGGGCACCTCTTCTGTGACAGGACAGGGAGCATTAAAGTCTCTGGAAGCGGGTCCCTCCAAAGCATCCTGGTATGATCCCTCCATCTTTTGGAGCAATATGTTTAAAGCTTCAGTTGGGGGTAGTAAATCAGTAGTTGGATCAATACAGGCTCAAGCATGTGCTTGGTCGGATAGGATAGGGGTTCAATTGGATTTTTGCCCGCAGAGAAAGAACTTCACAAAGAAAGTATTCCTGAATGCCAATATAAATTTTTCTCCCCCTTTATACCCCCCCTATTGCGGGTATTGGTGGGTAGTTTCAAAAGGTTAATATGTCCCAGTTAGTTACTGATGCCCAATTTGAAATGTTCAAGGGATTAATGGCATCTGCTGCCGATACCTTTGCTCAGCAGACCATTACCTGGCGTAGAAGAACTTCTACCCTTCAAAGATTCAAGGAGGATGATACTAACAAAACTGCCGACGTTGAATTAAAATGCCTATGTAACTACAATTACCTAAGAAGTTGGCCCATCACAAATAACAAAGAATCAGGGGAGATCAATGCCCAATCAGTTCAAGTATTATTCGGTAAGCAATACCTAAAAGATTTGGGTTACTTGGATAACGATGGGAAATTCATATACAACCAGGACTATGATCGTTTTATCCTGGATGGCACTATAAGGAAACCCGTAGGAGATACGGGAGTATCCCAGGTATTTGATGAGGCTGTATGGGTATCAGTGATTATGGTGGAACAACCAACTGCCACTGGAGATAAAAGAGACTAATGGCCAGGACATTCTTCAATAAAACTAATGTTGCCCTAAATCAGGGGTTTATTCCTAGAATTCAATTCAAGTTATTTGGCCAATGGGATGAGACAGTCAAAACCCTTAATAGGTTAAGTCCGACCATTAAAGAGTGCTCTCTCATTGCTCAGATGAAGATTTGCACTTTAATTGCTAAGAAGGTAAAAGCTCACCTTAAGAACCAGGATTTGAATTGGCAACCACTGAATCCCGACTATGCCAAAAGAAAGAATGAAGCTGGGTTAGGTACTGAAACATTAGTAGCCTATCATCAATACTACAATAATATTCAGGCATGGCAAGTTGGTAATCAGCATATTGCATATGTGGGGGTGAAGAAAGGTATATACACCCGGAATCTTCAGGGAAAAAGATCGAAATTGGATGTTGCTTCAATAGCGGCAGTTCATGAATTTAGTAATGGTACCAAAATTCCAAGGAGACCATTATGGAACCCAACGATTGCAGAAATTGGTGGAGCACCCGGATTAAAGCAAATGTTCGTAAAACATTTGGTGGGATCACTGAGGGTTAGGGGTATTCCCGTAAAAGCTTATTTTAATCTCTTTAAATAAAACACCATGACAAAAAGTAATTATTTCAATGTAGAAGCATTGCCCCATGTTCCCGAACCCGAATCCTTTTATCAGGTGGGTACACAGTTATATTATGTTGGGTGTGACCTGGTTCCCGTACTTTTCGGCAATAATGTTTTAGCTATAGGTCAGGTGGCATTGGTTGCTGGGACTAAGGCTGTAGCTGTTCCTGGGACAAAGGCAACTTCTAAGGCATTCATTCAATTAGTAACACCCGCCAATGCGGCAAATACTGTTGAACGGCAGGCAGTATGCACGGTTGATACATTAACCATTACTGCTTTATTGGCTGCCCATACAATCAATGCGGCTGATACTTCAACAGTGAACTACATTATCTATCAATAATGGCTATAGGTAATGTTCAGGAAAGGGTAGAAAGGTCTCTATATGAGGTTATAAGGCAATCCCTTGTGTCTGAGGGCTATCTACCCGACATTACCGATCCCACCTATTCTGATGATCCAACAGGTCAGGCTGCTTGGGATGCTGCTATGAAGGTTATTCAGGGGACAAAGGGGTTTGCTGCAGAAATTTATGGGCATAGTTCTTCTTTGGAAAAGGGGAATCAAAGACTTCCAAGAATCGCGATCATTCCCAGAAGAATTATGCCAGGGGAAATTGGACCCTCCATTGCCGGGGGATTTGCTCCTGATCCCACAAACCCGGATCAACTCAGGAAACTAAAACCCCCAATACAGTCTTCAAACTTTCACGTTGACATTAACATAGTATCGGGATCAGCTCCACAGGATAGGCTGCTTCATTCTATTTTGGCAAAAGCATTGGGAACTTGGTCATTTATTCCAATGTATGATGACCCTAATGACCTGTTCTTTATCCGGCAATTTAATTTTTACGATTTACCGGATGATCGCAATGGTATTGAAGAAAAGGTATATTCTTTTGAGATACCTGACCTATACCTATATGACGGGGATTATTCTGATGCACCCGTTATACAACAAATAAAAGTATATACCTGGACCACTGCGGAAAAGAATTTCCCTTCCCATCCTATTACTGTACCATCATACCCATATCAACTGGAGGGTATTTTAGTAGATTTATCCGGTATAACTTTTAATTTAACCTAAATGATACCATTTAATATCAAACATCATACCCACATGAATTGGCCTGAAGTAATCGGTGGTGCTGCGGGAGCGGCAATTGCACGAGCAATAGTGGATGTCTGGAAAAGTGTACGTAGGGAAAAACTAAAGTTGCCGAGCAGAAGTCTAAATAGCGTTACGGAGATTTATACGGATGGTTTAAAACCAATCCTAACAAACTCCAATGCTGAAAGAGTAATGATATCCAAGATACATGACTCGGGCGGACCCATAGTTCCCGGGGCTGACGTATTCCTTTCAATGGTATATGAGGACTATGAAAAAACGAAGACCCCAGTAATGGACCTTTTCCAGAAATGGAGACCCGATAAGTATTATATAGAGATGTTGCTTGCAGTTTGCAAGAATGGGAGTGCCATCGTAGACATTTCAAAACTACCCAATGATTCTAAGCAAAGAGGGGCTGAGACTTCTATTGGAGTACGGCTTTGTGAAGTATACTTCATCGCCCAAACAAAAAGCGTATTATACATTGCCACCATCGGAACAAGTAGTGAAGCAATGGAATCAAATCCTCTCAGCAGATTATACATCGATGCCTCAATTGCCAAACTCAGAGACATCTTCAAAAGATACCACTGATTAAAAAAGAACAATACTGCCGCTAGTAAAATAAGAATCTTCTTCCGTAAAAAATACTAATTATGCCAAACGCTTCAAGGGCCCAATTTAATGAGACGGACTTAACCTTTTCACCCGGGGATGTTCCCGTAGGAATAAGCTCCGTTATTGGGAAATTCAAAAGGGGGGCAATTAATGACCCGAAGGTCATTGTAAACAGTTGGAATCAATTCGTAAAATTATTCGGGGGGTATGATTCGAATAGCGATGATGCCTTTCTTGCTAAAAGAGCCTTGGATAGAGGTTCTGCTTTGCGTGTTTGCAATATTCGCCATTACACCGATATCACCAATCCCGCCACATTAACTGCTATTAAGGCCTCTCCTGCCACGGGTAAATCATCCAAGTT